ATAAGCCTCTATATTAGACAAGCCCGATAAAATCTTTTCTAACAAACCAACTTCACCACCCGGTTGATAGCCAGTCCATCCGCCATCTTGGTAGCCATGTGGTACCTCTCTCCCAGAAGGGCTAATATCAGCTACATAACCTTTATGCTTCTTTCCCCAGACTCGGGTATCGGGGTATGAAACCTTTGCATATTGTGGGTATTTACCACCTAAAATCTCTTTAACCCCTTTCATCCCAATTTCATCAAATTCTATCATATCAGTAGTCCCGGGCAAAGGAAACTCATACTTGGCCCCAGCCTGCCTTTTCTTAGAAAGGTCTAATAGATGCTTAGTCCTTACTTTGTCAGGAATAGACTTAGCTATTTTCTTAGCAAATTTACCAGCAGTAGCCGCTTGGCCTGCAATCGGTATTGCCGCCGCCCCTGATAAACCCATTAGCGTCAATGCCTCTTTCCTCGATACAGGATCACCTGCAAGCAATGCTTCTCCGCCATATAAAGCAGTATTAATTAAATCAGGAACTATACCAAGGCCCGGAGCCATACCAGCAACATCAAGTCCGCTATGAATATAATCCATTACCGAACCGCCATTCTCATAGCCAGTCAATCCGCCAGTTTGATAACCAGATTCACCTCTATCTAAATTTAATTCACCAAGAACTTCTTCTTCTGGACTTGGTATATCTCTTTTGGGTGATTTGAAACCCTGCTCTAGTTCTATAAGTATCTGCTCTTCTGGACTTAAAACCGTTGAGTCCCTACCCGGGAGAGGGGCTTCTTTAAAATAATCTTTAAACATCCTAGGGAGTAAACTGGTAACAATCCCACCAGATTGATAGCCGCCCATCTGAACCTGTCCGCCGCCATACATTGATTTCATATTCTCCAACATAGCCATGTGTTTGATCTTATCAATCGCAGAATGACCACCTTCTTTAGGAAGATTGTTAATTTTATGAAGAAAGGGTAGTCCAATCATATCAACGGCCTCTTTTCTAACAACAAACTCACCGGGGGTGAGCCTTGCTTTAATAGTGTCTGTAGTCTCGGGCATTATTTCCTAATCTCAAAATGCGGAAAATCGTCAAAGCGATTATCCATTACCTGAAAATCCTGATCCCAGTCACCGCCCCATCTTAGACGAAGGCCCATCCCACGAGCAATGCCAAGAACGAACCCGGCAAAGAGAGTCTGCCGCTCCCTGTCTTCCCAATTAACAGGGTAAGGGGTAACATCCACGGCTTTAGAAGGGTCAGCATTATGCCTGCCATCAGGATACCTAACTTTAGTACGTCCCTCATCATAAAGTTTGTTTTGCCTTTCCTTGCTACGATGTCCCTCTAAAATAGAACAGTCAACGTGCTTAATCACCTCATTAAACACGCCCTGCAACTTCTCATCACAAGTTGCAAGCCTTTCTTTTGACCGCTTAGAGTATCGTGGCATAGTTGTAATTATCTGCGGTATCTTACCAATAAATAGATATAATGTGCAACGGTGTTCATGCCCTAGCTCCAGTTACCCAGTTATAAGACCTAGATAAGACTCCAATGCGTGGTGATTCAATATCCCGGTTTAAAGTATCAACCTTTGTCTTTCCGCTCTTCGGGGGTTTGGCGAAGTAGTCAGCATAATATAAGCCGTCCATTAAATCGTCATTTCTCGGCTTGGGATGCTCAAAGAACTCATCCACCAATTCTGTCATATGCCTCTGTATGTAAAGCTTTTTCGAGTTGACAATGGGGCCAAGTGATGTTTCAAGCCGATCTTCCTTCTTTATCCTAGGCGGAGGCTTAACACCCTTGAACATACCGGGCATCAATCTCTTTTCCTTTGCTGAAAGCCTAGTTACCATATCCCTTACCATTTCCTGTGCCGCCACTGTTTCAATCGTAACCCGGCGGACAGGAGAGTACTTATTAGCAAGTTCAATGATCTTAGGAGGAATATCAAAAGTAGGGATACGCTCACGAAAGTACTCCAGAACATAACGGTTTTTATCAGAGTCAATACCCATAACCATGATAACCTGATAATCTGAGGTCTCTGTGGCTGTTGCCGCAAGGTCAACGCCAATGTAAATATTAAGGGGCGTAGCGTCTTCACCGTCAATTAGATAGTTGAATCCGCCTTTGTTCTTAACACTGCCGTTGTAATGCTGGATACGGTCAATCTTAAATGATGCGTTAGAAATGTCTCGGGCATCGTTCATATACTCCTGTGCAAATTTATTAACAAGTCCAGCTTCAATGAACTCCCGTTTCTTAGATTCCAGCTTTTCTACTGAAAACTGCTCAGGCCAGATAGATTTACCATCCTCAATAGCCCTGTGAAACACAACGTCCCAAGGATACAATCTTCCGTCCTTCTTGGCATTCTTATAGCCGTCTACAACCATCTGTAGAAAACTATCATAATGGACAATAGTACCGCATAACCATATGGAGCCCTCATTGCCCGGGGTCTCCTCCAAAGCAGGGTAAACAGTGGACACGATCCACTTCTTGATCTCCGACCTTCTCTCCGGTGTCTTGGTGTTTAATTCAGATTCAAAGTCATCAAGGATAATACCCGTGTAGCGAACATCAACCTCGGCACGGCCCCTCAGTCTCTGTGATGTCCCTTTAGCAATTACCCGGTCTCCTTTGGGAGTTACAATATCTTTTTCTGTCCAACGCTTGCCAGCACTGCTACCATCCATATTTCCGAAGTAATACTTTAATTTTTTATTTACTTCAAAGTGATTTCTTAAATATTTTAAGTGATCAATGGATTGACTTTGTTCTTCTGAAACCCAAGCCATAAAATGCTGTTCATCGTCACCGGCAAAGCAAAGCTTATGCATAATGGCGGCTTTTGACAAGATGGACTTGCCAAAGCCACGGGGCATGATAATGCAGGTTCTGCTCCCCGGTTTTGTTGATATGAGTTTTTCAGCTACATCAAAGTGAAAATTGGGGGAATTTGACTTATGCATGAAGTCATTAGGCAGAAATGCCCTGCCAAAGTAAATAAGGCTCTTATAGGCATTGGCAAGAACCTCGTCCCTTTCCTGCATATCAGAAGGGCCGGGGATAATGTTAAAATTATCTGGCATCATCTAGGCCGTCTAAATATTCCTGACGCATTACATCGTGGATAAGAACCTCCGAAGCTGAAGCGGGCTCATCATTCTTGGTATCCCACCACATAACATCCGGCTTGTCTACAGAAGGGTCTGTTCCCGGTACAAACCTGTTTGGGTGAAGATCATGCTTATACCTTGAGTCCCAATGCTGAAAACGCTTAGGGATGGGATGGTTCTCATCATAAGCCTTACGATAGTCATAAAAATGCATAGGATTGTCCGGATTAGGATCATATCCGTGTATCCTTACAACTTTGCCCCACCAGTCCTGAAAATCCCTGTCTGTCATTACTTCCTCCCGTTTATCCTTGATACGCTTCCCTTAATCTCCATGAGAACATCGGACATATCATTAACTTCCTTTACTAAATCTTCATGGCGGCGATCTCTCGTCTCATCAGAACGGTTCCACCTGTCCAAGAACTTAATCACAATACTCTCAATATTGGAAATCCTTACAGACTGTTCTTCGTTTTCAACCTTAAGGTTCTCAAGTGCCTCAGCCTGATCATTAGCCCTCTTGCTCATAGAATAAACCAAAAACATAAACATAGCACCCACAACGCCTATCATCCCAGCTTCTGAATAAAGTGTTAGAAATTCCTTCATTTACTTTAATTCCTCGGCAGGTCGCCATGAACACTAACATAATGATTTATCTTTGCCAGAATCTCACTCCAAGACATGGCTTTTACTTTTTTTTCTTTTTTCGCCAGCTTAGAGGGTTTAGATTTAATTCCTTTTGGTACCATTGCAGTTCCTCTTCCATTTTAGCATATCTTTGTTGTTCGTCTATTATATGTCTATCAACCAATTCACCGATCTGGGCAGTTGAAGTAGCCATCCCGTCTTCAAGGGCTTCAATACGTGCGATAATATTCCAGAAACCATATACCAGCATCCCACACAAAACCAAAATCTGTCCCAGCCATTTAATGTTGAAGGAGAAAACCATGTTATCATCCACGAGAGTTCCCCGATAGCTTCTGGCAGTGGCAGGTTTACCACTCACATTTCCGTTATCCATATAAAAAAATATATCATTATAACAATAAAGGCAATGTAAATAAGCCAGAATTTGTATTCTTTCTCATCCATTTAAGTCAAACCTTATTACGTATAGCCTATTGTCCACTTTCGCTATTCTAGGGGTAGAATAGGGCCAAATAGGGGTAGTTGTGACATCCCACCTATTGTTATCAATCTTTATTTTCTTTATTACCACTGGTAAGGTTCCCATTCAAATTTACGCCGCTTAAAAGGATCAAAGCTATAAGTTGGAGACGACATTAACTTGTCAAATTCTCTGGTTGTTAAAAGCTCCCGACCACCTAATGCCTTCATTTCCCGTCTTGCATCTTTACTCATCATAATTGGAATGTCCCTATCCAAAATCCTATGTAATAAATTTGCCCTATTCGTAGTAAGACGAGGGATTTCTGACTCTAAGGCTTTTTTTGGGAATTTAAGAAAATCTATTAATTTTATATCACTAACTGGTAACGACCCCGCTATCCTTTCTTCAAATTCAAAACGTGGATTCATTTGATAGGGGTAATAACCATGTATTTCTTTATACTTGCCAATAGGAATCACGCTCTCTGATGTTTTCCGATAATGACTCTCAGTAAATGGTTTTATATTATAGCCCTTCCTAATTAAATCATCCCTATCCATAATAAACCTAACATCAGTTGGCACGTGCTTATGCGGCCTACTTGCAAACTTTGGGTCTCTAGTGACAGAAAAACCCCTTGGTTTAACAATACCAACGGGCTTCGCTGATGGGAAAGAGCCGCTGGGGTTAATCTGTCCAGATTTTAAAATTGCCTCTGCCCTTGGCTGTGATGTAAAATGATAAAGCGGATTCTTTAATCCAATTTTCTTTATCGTCTTCATAAGGTCTGGTATCTTCTTAGCCGCTATCAAAGGAGAAAAGGCAACATTGGCAACAACATCATCCATACCGCCTATAAACTCAGGACTCTTATCCTCATAAATAGCACCATACATCTTTTCCTTCTTCTCCTGCTCATCAAGCTTAGACTGAAAAATTAAATTATCTACATTGCTGTGAACATTTGTAGATACTGGATTCATAAATGGTGTACTCATGTCCAGTAATGTTCCTTTCGGCGGCACTTCAACTATTCTCCTTTAACTCTTTCGGCTTTTCCTCAGGGAGAAGGCCTGCGCTAAATGCGTTTAGCTTATCCCTGCTGAATCCGGTAAATTCCTGTATCAAAGCTACTGAATCCACTTTTTTATCGGTAGTTAAAAGACCTGATATCTTCATCAGCGTCTCCAGAGCACGGAGTTTGTCTCCGTCTCTGGAGCTTTCCTTATCAATAATATCCTTGGCGTTCTCTAAAAGGTACTTCTTAGTACAGCCAATCTCAGACATTAACATTTCTACTTCTTTATCCACTAGATTTCTCACCTCTTTGCTTCTTAATAAAAGTTTTGCACTGCTAATAGAATAATCTTTACTCTTTGCGTTGGGATGCGACTTCTTATAAGCATCCTCTAAATTAGCACCATAAGCTATATACTTGGCAAAATTACGCTTACTCTCAGTCATTGAGCCATCCTTTAAAGCATCATACCACTCTTTTTCACCAAAACGATATATTGACTTCTTTAAACCACCCTTTAACTTATATGCATCACCAGTGTTCACCATGCCTATAATAGTTCTTATGTAACTGGTATCCTGATATTTCTTGCTGAAAGTACCACGCTTTAATACCTGTACCACCTGACCATCATCAGATAAACACCACTGACCCTCATCAGCATCCCTCCAGCTCTTAACTAAATCAGCATCAGGATGAGACTGCCTGAATTCAGCCTCATCAGAATAAGCATAATGCGTAACCCCCTTTATCTTCTTGGTAAG